CCTCTTGACGATAGGCCAGATGAATGAAGGGCAGGAACGTTTAAGTTCCCTACATATAATACCCAGTTGGTGAATTCCAACTTGCTGATTAAACTGTTTTTTACAGCCAGCACCCATTCTCTTAAGTCCCATCATAAGACCTATGTTAACATACTTCGACTCGAACCAGGATTTATCGGTCCGCTTAAAAATTGTCGAATTAATAGTGCAAAAATCTCGAGAAAAGTAGGTTTTACCAATTGATGATTCCAAACCTGCATATGCACAAACAGACTCCCAACAATTACGGAGTGTGTCTTTTGGACCACGGAACAAACAATCGTCACCATTCACCACAAGTGGAATGGTTCGCCCGAATTCTTTACGGGTTAACGAATATGTAAGCTTCTCCTTTCTTTTCACAAGGGAAGCTCCTTCCATCGCCATACGGCACAAAGCAGCATTAGCTATACAAAGAATAGGGAAGGAGACAATTGAACCCATTAATTGACCTTCGGTCTGGGCTGTCTCATTACCTTCATCATCAACAAAGATGTGTTTAGTAAGGGCTTTATACATCAGTTTCTTCAAATTGACCATGAAGTTGGGGGGACACTTTAACAAGTCCTCTTTAGGGATATTCTCACCTAAACGGAGCATCAATCTATCCAAGATTGCTTCCGAAACCCAACCATGTAGCCGATTTGTTGAACTAACATAATCACCCGAGGTCACTTCCTCATCATCTTTGAGTCCACCAAGAATTCGATTAACATCGTCTTCAGTTACGTATCTTCCAATTAATTGGAAAACTGGATACTTCTTTAAAGTGGACCATAGCCATTTTTGGATAGGCTTTAAACATGTGTACAGGAGAGGTGGTCCTTTCGAGATCACTCTAACCTTCAAAGGTTCTGGTAGTCCTACCGGACTAACTAAGGGTTTTTCCTTAATAGCAAGATCAAAGATCTTCCAGTATTCCTCCTCCCACATGGCCTTCAATGGTGTAGGATCAACAACAATCACGACCTCGTCAGTCGGTGGTTCAATACCGGCTTCAAAGCCACGATCGTAGGTCCTCTGCTCCTGAGTCCCCAACACACCAAAATGTGGTGCTACCCTCTGAACTAATGGTCGTAGTTCTTGACCGATATTAAGACCATCACCCATTTTCCCGAATGAGCAATGCTGATAAAGAGCGGCAAGGGATCCTAGTTTACTCCTAGCAAAAATATAGTTCGCCGAAGTACTAGGAAAGAACGGTTCAACAAGATCTCTATAAGAAATGAACTCATCATTAAAGATCTCATCAACTGTCCGTTGAAGTTCACTAATAATTGTCTCTTTGTTTATTTCAAAGAGCCGCGACTCATAATTGGTCTTAATGCGGTTAGTGTCAGTTACCTGAAGAGTGCTGAATGGTGCAAAGAAAATGGTTTTCCCGATAGATATTTTC